CCGCACGGGCAACAGCATTGGCATCCAGGCAGCAAAATCATGAGCAGCCGCATTCCGCCGAAATCAGATACCACGTACCAGCGTATTTGGCGATCGCGCACGCAGCGGTAACGGAACTGCTGGCCGTGTCGCAGGATTTCACATCCACAAACAGATTCGTGGCGGCTACGGTGTTAGGCGTGGCGGTGACGCCGTAGAAACTGGTGGTGTGCGTGGTGCCCTTCGACCACGTCCCGGTAAACGAGCAAACGCGGAAAACCTTTCCGCCAGTCTGCACGTGGTGTTCAAACCCTAGAGGCCCTTGATCGCGGTTGCCGCCTTCAACTCGCAACACAGCCTTGGCTATGCGTTGCGCAGCAGGCTTTGTGAACTTGGCAAATTCGGAACCGGCGCCTTGATTGCCGCCGGATGCCCCTTGGCTGGCCATGTGGTCAGCCCTCGAGGATGGAGATTATGAGCCTGGTGCCGGTCAGGTTGGCTTGGCACGCGTAGCTGCCAGCGGCTAGGCGGCCGGTGGCGACTTCCCCGCCAAGCAGCGTCACAGTTGGCACCAGGCTTCCGGCCGACAACTGGCCGAACGACACGCTGGCTGTGCTGATCGTGGAAAGATTGCGAGCGAAAAACATACCTACGGCCGTCATGCTGGCGGTGCTGATGGCAGCAGTGCCGGCCGCGTTTGTGCCAGGCGACAGCGTCTGCGTGACCATGCCAGAATTGGCCATGCTGGCCGTGACGCCAGACGCCACCAGCATTTGGTTCAGGCTGCCTTTTGAGACGTTTACGTTTACGCTGTAGTTGATGTCGGCCATTGTTTCCTCAGTTGGGTGGTGTGCCGAAGTATTGTGAAAAATTGATAGTGGGCGCCACTCGCCGCACCAAGATGTCTGGCGCTCCGCCTGCGGCCTTTAGGCTGCCGTCGTTGTTAAGCGGCTGCGGATTTGCGGACGGCACTTGTTCGTTGTTGTTCTGGGCGTCCAGAACGTACACGCGCTTTTTGGCACCACCCACGGCGTCAATGAAGTTCCAGCCGACGTTGGGTATCTGCAGCGGCCATCCATCTGGGCGATACTTCAGCGTCACCTCAACCTGCCAGTAACGCAATTCCTGTTCGTTCACTACCTCAACGGCAGGCTGTCCGCTGATGCCTTCACATTTCCAGCACCATTTAGCACCGCCAAGATACGGAGCGTCATTCAGCGCGTTCTGTGCCAGGGTGGCTAAACCAAAATCAAACGTTGCGCGATTGCCACTGATGTGGGCCTCGAGCACCGACACGTCAGTTGTCACGCCTTCAAAGTAGTCGTTGGCCGTATTTTGCAGCGGCCTAATGTCGCCGTTGCCGTCGCCGTCGTAGTAGTAGAGCGCCGGAACCGCCAAACCGCTGGTGGTAAACTTCCAAATGTCTGGCCGGCTAAGCGGGTTTTTGTCGGTGTTGGCCTGCTTGGGCAACTCATACGACCACTCAACCAGATAATGCCAGCGGCTACCGTTGTAGTTGCTGACCTTCGTGTCAAACGCAACGCAATACGCAGCCTCTGGGTGTGGGTCCAGAAACACAATGCCAACGGAATTCACAATGTCCGTTTGCGCCGTGGTGGGGCTGTCTACCTCAACGACAAACTGACGGGTGAACGTTGGCGCTTCGCCAAACTTTCGCCCCGCCGTTACGGTTGCCAGTTCTGTTGTGCTAATAATTGCCATTACGCCGCCGCACCCAAGATTTCTACGGGCGCCTGCTGCAATGCTCGAAGTTCCCGCACCATTTCGGTCAACTTGGCGTTGGCCTTTCTGTTCTCAATCAGCGCCGGATCTTCGCGGCCGGTCATCAAAGCCATAAAAGTCTTGATGCCTTCAGACGAACGCACGTCATTGCCTTGCAGCGCTTCGTTGGATTTGCCGTTTAGGGCCGCTTTGCGCTCGGCCACTATCTTGTCAATTTCTTCCTGTTTCTCGGCTACTTTTTCTTGATGCTTTCGGTTGGCCTCTTCAATTTGTTGCTCTAACGCCCGGCGTTCAGCGTACGCGTTGAGTTCCGCATCAAGTTGATCGGAGGCAGCCTTTTTGCGTGCGTCTTCAATTTCCTGCTCCATCGCACGGCGATCGCCATACGCTTCCAGTTCAGCATCAAGCCTTTCCGACTCGTCCTTTTTTCGAGCCTCGGCTATTGCTTCTTCGTTTTGCCGCCGAATGCCATATAATTCCAATTCCGCATCCAATGCAGACTCCTGCGTATTGGCGCCAGCTTGCCCTGCACCAGCTGCAGCCACAACTCCTTGATCGCCGGAAGTGTCGCCACCGGCAAACGCGCGGCCGATGATCGGCACCTTGCTCATGTAGGCGTAGAAATCTTTGATCTTCTTGCTGGCCCAATCAATGCGCGATCCTATGAAATCAAAAGCAGCGTTCATTCCGCTGCGGATCGTGTCGGCTACGTTTGTTAGGCCAACGATGAATGGAGACAAGAACGTATGCAGGGCCGCGCCGGCAACCTTCAGAATGATGCCGACCACATCGCCAAGAACGCCAATCAGTTTCAGCACCAATTCAATGGCCGTTCCAAACAACGTCAGCACGGGAGCCAGCACCTGGCCGATTGGCGCCAGAATCGACGTGATGCCTTCCATAATGCTGCTGATTCCATCAGTCAGGCCCGCCAAACCAGAATTTATGGCGGCAAATGCACCGACAAACGGCGTCACAAACACATCGCCAAACGCCGAAAACGCATCGCTGGATCGCTTGCCAGCCGCATCTACTTCTTCTAGGGCAAACGCCAAATTATCCAGCTGATCTACGCGGATGTCTCCAAGGTCAGCCTTAAGTGCGGTCAAGTTGCCGTTTAACTCTCCAACATTTCGAGCAAGCTCATACGCCCGATCTTTGGCTTCAAGAAATGCAGTGCCCAAGTTGTAAGCCAGAAGTGCGCCGCCAACAAAAGGGTTGGTCAGGCCAAGCACCGCAGCAGCAGCCGTCCCGGCGGCACCGCCACCTAAAGCCAAACCAACTCCCATGGCCTTGGCAGCCAGCACCAGCGTGCGCGCCGTCATGGTGGCTTTTAAAGCACCTACGGCAAAATCTTTCAGCCCTGCCGGGCTGCGCAGCGCGCTAAACACTTTCCACTGCAGGTATGTCCACGCAACGTCTTTGCCAAACGCGATCACAGACACGCCGGCATCGGCCACTGACTTGGTGGCGTTGCCTATGCCTTCAATTGCGCCGGAAAGGCCGTTGATGACGCGTTCGGCACCGCTTGCAGCCCTAGCCATGTCTTCGGCACTGCTGGTGGCTTTTTTTAGTTCTGCGTCAGCCTTGGTCACGGCCCTGGCGTACACCTCTTGCGACAAAAGCCCCTTGGCAAGCATCTTGTCTAGCTTGCCAATCGTGTCTGCGTAGACTTCTGTTGGTGTTCGCAATTCCTTGGTGATCTTGGCAGCTTCGCGGAATTCCGCCGACGCGCGCTGCGCGCCGTTGCCAACATTTTCCAGTTGCTTGACGGCCTCCTTAACGCCGGCATCCATGCCGCTGGCGTTAGCGCTCAGCTGAAATGCCAGATCCATTTTGGCCATTGGATAACCCGCTCAACTTGGAAAGTTCTGCCGCTATTTCGGCCGAAGTCATCGGTGATTTGTGAATCGGTATGAAATCGTCTGGGTGCGGCGGTTTGCCTTTGCAGTACGGCGCAGCCGACATTGCCGCTAAAACGCCGGTCTGTCTCCACGGCCGTGGGATCGGCTCAAAAAACCGATCTAGGGCCATCCACTCTCGCAATTCCCCGACCGTCATTCGCGTGCCAAGCTCTGCAGCTGTCATGCCTAGATGGCCTGCCAACAGCAACACAAACACGCGATCAGGCCGGGCCTTTAGTTTTTTGCTGTTTCCTCCACGCTGGAATCAGAAAGGCTGTTGTGATCCATCGCCAGTTTCCACAGGCGATTGACCACCTTTGCTGACTTGGTCGCCAGTTTGGTTACGTCCCCGTTGTCAAACAGTCGATTGCCAGATTCATCAACCAAACAGCGCACCAAGAACTTGGTGCGGAAATCGTCGACTCCGGTTTCCTTTTTCCTCAGCCATTCGTTTTCGTAGGCGTCTCGCTCTCCAACAGTCATGACGCGAATAAACACAATCCCAGGGTTGCCTTCAGCGTCTTTCCATTCCGGCACTTCAACTCGCAGTGAATTTGCATCATCAGCACCAAAAATTTGATCCTTTGTCAAACCCATAACTAGCGGCCTCCCAGTTTGAATGTGGCGGTAAATTCCTGCAGTTCGCCGGTTGACGCAGACCATTCCAAAGTTTGGAAAATGGCGTGCGCGTCAGACCACGAAACGCCGGCACCGCCTATTGATAAGGCAGCCGTCAAGCCAACGTTGGTTGAAGACATCGCGGCCGTTGCACGCGCCCGAACTGAAACGCTGCCGGGATCGCCGTCGGCTGGGGAAAACACTTTGGCCCTAGCCGTAGACGTGCGTGGCGTCACGTCCACAACATCTGCGGATATGCCAGACACGCTTACGCTGACGATTTCGCCCAGCGTCGTGCCGCCCCACGTTACGGTTGTGCCCTGCGAGACGAACGCCACGGCCGCCCCCAGGTGTCACTGCACCTTGAAGGTGGCGTTGCCCTTGACCAATTCGCCTACGGCATAGGTGACAGACCCGCCAGATGTCGTTGCCGCGTAGGTTGCACCCGCAAAGGCCAACGTTCCAGTACTGCCAACGGTAATGGCGGCCGATCCAAAGTAGTCAACCGTGATTTCGTTGTCCTTCAGCGCCGGCGAAATGTAGGTGCGGTTGGCGCCGCTGGCCAGGCCGAGGTGCGACGTTTCCAGCAGATCGCCACCGTAGTTCACGGCCACGTTGGTGGCTGTGTAGGTGCTGCCCGCAAACACAAAATTGTTGCCCTGTGAGTCCGACGCTGGCATGGCAAAATCGCTCCTGTGGTTTTTGGGCTGTGCCCTACGTGTTTTTTAGCGGTGCTGGCCGCAATCCTTGCAGCGTCAGCCGGCGGCTTTTTTTAGGGCTTGATCGGCAAGGTTTTCCATTTCAGACTTAAGATTTGCTGTCATTTGCCCAAGCGTGGATTCATACGCTCTCGTCACCGGGTGAAAGGCTGGCATTTTTCCGACCACGCCACCAGGCATACGCCGCACAAAGTTTTGCGGGTATTGGGCCGGGCCAGTCCATTTGCCGCGCTTTTCAAATGAAGAAAACACCTTGGCCCGTTTAAGCTTGCGTTTTTTTGTGCCAAACTCCACCAAATGGGAATGCTGAGCCACTCCTTTCACGAATCCCACCAGCGCCACGCCAACGCCATACGGGCCGTTTTGGTATGTCTCCGTTTTGACAGCAACGGCCGCCTGGAGGTGGCCTGTGACGCGGCCAAGTTTGCTGACATTCATTCGCAAGGCTGCTAGGCCGGGCGCAGCTGCTCGCCGGCACGCTTCAGCCTGTGCGGAAGCGCTGATGTGCAGCGGAATCTTTTCCAAGGCCAATTGAATGTGCGCCTGTTGCGGTGCGGCGGCCCTGCCAGAAGCGCGTTGTTGGTCGCTCCACTCAATGGTGACAGCCGGAACGCTCATCACGTAGCCTCTGTGACGCGGAAATCAAACGACTGTTGTACGTTGTAGTAAGGCAGCATTTGATCATCAGCCGGCATTTCTACGCCGTCAGATTCGGTTTGCAGCGTGGTGCGTGTGATCGTCACGCCAGACGTGGTTCCCGTCCAGCCATCCACCGCCAGCCGTACGGCCCGCGAAAGGCTTTTGACGCTGCTGTACGACGTGCCATAGCTTGTCAGTTGAATGGTGATGATTGGTTGACCAACGTTGCCCGACAGAGACTGTGGGCGTTGCACTGCGGTGCGCTGATACACCACCAACGGCAACGCCGTTCCAGTGGGCGCCAGCATCGGAAACACTTTGCTTCCGATAAGCGAAGAAACCGCCGTCTGGCTTGTCAGCCGCTGGTACAGAAACGCTTCTGGTGCTTCCACTAGGCTCATGTGGTGACCTTTTCAGTGCAAATGGCTTCATGAATCCATTGGCGTTCACGCTCGTTTACCTGCCCTATTTCCAGCGTTCTGCCGTCGTAAATGATTCTCATGCTTGAGGTGAACCCGTCCAGATATCGCAGCGTCACCTTGTGCGTAGACAAGCCGATTGTTTCCGCGTAGCGCTCGGCTTCTCTGCCTCCCAACGGTTGAATATCGGCCCACACGGTTGCATACGTGGCCCACGTCAGCGTTGATTCGCCAACCTCGTTCTGCGTTGACGTGGGCTGCTCGACGGTGATTCGCGCCCACAGATCTCCGGCGTCAAGTGGCATTACCGGTAACTCCCCCAACGCATGGTGTCCAAAAGCGATTTGACCCCAAACGGCACTTCTGTCAGTGCCGCTTCTGCCGACGCTTCGCGATTGCGCCACAGGTGTGCCACAAGCATCAGCAGGGCAGCCTTGATCGACCCTGGAACGTTTGTGCCGTCGCTTGAGTAGCCAGCCCACCACGTCACCGCCACGCTGTTTTGATCAACCAGATGGCTTGGCCACGTGTTGCCGTACAACGGCCGCACGGCTCCAGGCGTCTGCGTCCTGTCAACACGGTATAGCGTGGTATCCAACGTGGCCGTTGTGCCGCTCACGGCTGGCGTGTAGGCGATGGTTACGGCCGTGGCTGTGCCGGCCTGCACCATCGGCGGTCTTGGCAACTCAACGTCTAGATTGGGAACCGTGCCCTGGCGGCCTTCGATGTTGTTTCCGTCTGCTCGCAGACCAAACTGTGCGGGGCTTCCCACTGGGCCGTAGAACGAATCAGTTCGCAACGTCCACTGCGTATAGCACAGGGTGCGGTCTAGGTATTCCTCGCACCACACGCGGGCGGCAGTGATCATTGACGAAATCAGCGTGTCTTCGCTGCTCGTATCAATGCGCAGGTGTGCCTTTGCCTGTGTCAGCGTCACAGGCTCATTGGCAGGCTCGGTGGCCCGCACCAGGCTGCGGTATCTCATTTTCTGCGTCTCCGTGGCGTAGCGTCTGCCGTGCGAACCTCTGACAGTTCAAGCGTGGCCGTTTCCAGCAGCTGCGGCTGTTCGTCCACGGCGGCAATCTGGGCGTAAATCAGCGACTTGGCCGGGCCGCGATCCATTTCAATCACGTTGCCGCGCCGGTAAACAGAATACGGACGTAGGAACCGAATACGTATGCGATCGCTCATGCTGCTGACGACTCCCCGTGTTCCACGCTGCCCCACGCTTCCGACGGGCGCCTGCCGCCCAATCGCCAATAGTCGTTCGGCGTCTGAAACACTGGTTTCAGATCCCGGCCTGGCCACGTGATCTTCAGTTCGCAATGCCCCACGGCGATCTGCGGGGCGATGCCGAGCGTGTTTCCGCTGGCCTTCCATTGGCGCCAAAAGTGAATGTCGGGATCTACTCGAGGTGCTTCCCCCTCGGCCACGTCGCCCCAATGGCCATTGGCGGCAGGCGTTCCCAGAAACCACGGCGTTTGCGTCCGCTTAAGCGCTGAGGAACGCAGCAGCGTGCAGCCGAAATGGGCTGTATCCACCGGCTGAATCGTGGCCTCAAACCACGTGTTCGGCAGCTGCACCATCCCGATCTTGTGGCCGTGGCCCTCGGGCGTGAACATCGGCACGCCTTCGTCACGTTTGGTCTGCATTGGCGCCACGGCGTCGTAGCCGCTGACCATCGCCGCCACCATCAGCCGCTGCAGGGTGTCGGCCTCAAAGACGGTGTCGAAATCGCAGCACAGAATCCAATCAGTGCGGTCGATCATGTCGAGCAGAACGCGGTCTAGGCATTGCTCCCAAAACGCACCGGTGAACTTTGTTGGCCTGATGCCGAATGGCAGCAGCGCCTGCATGACGCAAAAGAAGTTGTCGGTAAACGTTAGCCTGGGCAGGCTGAACGCAGCCTCAACTCGCAGGTCATGCTCAACTTGGCCAACACGAACTTTCACGTGGTTAACTCCAAAAGAAACGGGCGGCAGGCAGACGCCCGCCGCCCGCTCTTGGGCGTTATCGCTGTGGTGTCAACTGCTACAGGCTCTTGTAGTCGTTGACGCCGGCGCCGGTGGCATCGGTGGCGCCGTTATCGCCCTTGGCGAGTCGGGCGTCAGACGAAACCGCAACCGTGTTGCCGGGGCTGGTGACCACGCTGATGTATCGCTTGCGGCCGCGCAGATCGACGTTAAAACGGGCGATCGCGCCAACGTTGGCACCGGTGGTGGAACCGGCGCCAGCCGTCACGCTCATGCCGCTGATGTCGGCCTGGCCGCTGCCAGATGCGTCAGACTCCTGCAGCTTCAGAACGCTGGCGTATGCCGTGGTGGCCGCCGTGAAGGGCGAATACACCACGTCGATGGCCAGATACTTGAAGCCGCTGGTGTCAATTTCGTGGGTGAACGTTGCAGACGCCGCCACGCTGGCGGTGCTCTTGGAAGACGACTTGGCAAGACCGTGATGGTTCATGCTTAATTCCTATGGGCTATGGGGTGAGTGGGGTGCTATGGTCAGGCCAGCTTGAGCGCGACAACCGGGCCGGCGTTGGACGTGTCGCCGAGCGAGTGGTGGACGATGTCCAGACGCTGCACCGCACGGAAGGCGGTCTGGTCGGCCTCAAAGTACCGGTCGGTGCTCGACGCCACCTGCATGTCAGACTTCGTGGCCATGATCGAAGACAGCGACAGATCGCCAACGTAGGCCGCCACGGTGCCCGTGGTGGGCGCTGCGGTCATCTTGAGCACCCACACGACCGGCAGGCCAAGGAACGTGTTTGGCGTGCCCTGGGCCAGATTCGCCGCCGTGTTGCCGCCAGAAAGGGCACCAATCGTGCCGCTGCCCTGCGTGCCGCTCGACAGCATCATCCGCTGCACGGACTGGTGATACACCTGCGGGTGCATGTACCAAGCCGAAGTGCCGATGGCGTAACGGGGAAGCTTGCCAAGAGCCTGCAGGTAATCATCGATGTCAAGGGTCGCAATCGACGTGTTGCCGCTGGCAGCCGTGGCGATGGACGCCGTGTGCGTGCCATCGGTGATTTGCGACAGGCCACGGATTCCGCCGTAGGTGCTGGTGCCGTCACCGTTGAAGAACGCATCATCGATGGAAGCCGCCATGGTCGTGGCGTACTCTTGCGCCAGCCAATCAGCAACGGAAATGGCGTTGTCGGCAAGCAGTTCGTTGCTGACCTTCGTGGCCATGGCCAACTTCTTGGCAACCAGCTGCACCATCGTGGCGGTCGGGTCGCTGGTCGTGATGGTCGTGTTCTCGCCAATCCAGTAGCCCGTGACGCCCGTAAGACGCCGGGGCACCAGCAGCGTGTCAGACGACATCTGCACGCGCTGAGCGAGGTTCATCGCCACGCCAAACTTTTCAACGAGCCGGATGATGGTGTTGCTGAAATCCTCAAACACCAGCACGCCACCAAGGCTGTTGACCTGGCCGCCCAAGTCGCGGTATTCGGTGCCGAGGTTGTCGCGGCACCACTGCCGGGCCTCGTTGTTGCCGAAATGCGCCTTGAGCCACATGCCACAGCGGTGAGCCACCTCGAGCGATTCAAACGCACGCAGCTGGCCACGGAAATTCAGCGGCTGAATGCGAGGCTTGGCATCGACGGTTTCGACCGCCGGGGCGGCCCGGTTCAGCGCCTTGAGCAGTTCGGCCTTGCGAGCCTCGGCCTTCTCGGCCTTGTCAATCGCCGCCTTGATGCGGTCGGCCTTCGCAAGCAGATCGTCGTAGCGGGCCTGCCGAGCCTCAACCGCCTCAACGGCCGAACGATCAACCGGGGTGCCATCGGCGTTCTCGCCTGCCTCTTCGGCGGCGCCGCTTTCGTCCATCATGCCAAGCTCTGCGAGCGTGGAGGCAAGTTCGTCGAGCAGTTCCTTGACGCGGCTGGCGGCCATAGTGTGGCGCTCCTGTGTGTGCGGTAGGTGGTGACCTTTCCGCACGCTAGAGCCAGCCGTACCGTTCCTTGCAGTTGTGTGACTGCAGGTTGTTGCCTAGTTAGGCAGCGAGCGTCTGCGAACTTCGCACGACTTCACGACGTGCTTGGCCGTCTTCCGGCACGAGGGGCACCGCAGGTAGCGAGTGCAGATGCCGCCCTTTTCCGACGACGAGTACACGCCAAAGCGTGCCCGGCGACAGTGTGGGCAAACGTCACCCGACTTTGTAGCCATGCTGTCGCAGGAACCTACGGATTGCCTTTTCGCTTTTCGCATCCCGTGAGAGACCCGGCAGCTTCAGCGCCGGTCGGTGCGATTGTAGATACCGCTCATAGGAGCGAACCGCCACCCCCGTGGTGGCCTGCTCATACGCTGGCGTGAGCACGGGGGAAACGTCATAGACGCCTTCCACCTCGTGGACGTAACGCACGGCCTGGCCGTCTTCCTCAGACCACGATTCGCCGTCTTTGCCAGCGATGGCGAACGCAAAACTTGATCCGAAAACGTCGCCACGAGAAATCAAAACTTGAAGATCCCGCCCCAGCGTGGTGTCTGGAATCTCCACTGAGTACCGCATGCCGATGTCGTCAGTGCCAACCTCGAGCGTGCCGCTGCGGGTGCTACCAAGAACGTGATTGCTGTCGTGGTTCCACAAGGCTACGATCGGGTGCTCTTGCTCACGCAGGGCACGGTCAAACGCACCCGGCTTAATCTCCTCGCGGAACCGGCCTCCGAGAAGCGTAGAGCGGACGTTGTATTTTGCGGCGTATCCGGTGATGTACGCCTTGCCGGCTTCTCGGGTTTCCAGCGTCAGCGGAAGAGCCACGCAGCGGCGTTCCATTTCAGTGTTCATCGTTCGGCCCTCGTTGTCAGCGGCATCCATCTGCCGCGTAAGTTTGTTTGCCCATGCTTGTCCAGGGTCGCCGCCCCACAGAGCCCACGCTATACGCCCAGCACTGGGAAAGCCGTCCTCGCCTGGCTGGAACCCTTCGCCCTGCTTGTCCACTTCGTGGCGGGCAAAGAACGACGCCATCCGGCGTGCCGTGTCTGGGCTGATGTTGGTGCCGTTTGATAAGTCCCGCGCACGGGCCACTCCAACTTCACTTCCGCCACGGCTGAACTTGTCACGCCACTCCAGCCCTTGGGCCGCCTCCTTTTGCACGCCATTGGGTGGCGTGAAGTCGATGTTGTCGTACCTAGCCACGCTTGCGGCTCCGACGCTTGGGCTGTGCTTTCTCTTCCGGTGGCGGCTCCGGCAGCGGGTCAATCTGCGTGAGCGTCGAAAACTTGTGGCCCACCTGCGTGTCAGTCTTTTTCCATCCGCCCACGACTTCTTGGTACACGCTGATGAGTGCGGCCGGATCGTCCTCTGTGCCCTCAATATTGAAGTCGCTGCCCGGCACGTTGATCGTGCCATCCCGCACCACGCGGTCAATCTTTCCGCGACCACGCCCGCCCGACGAGTTCCACGACACGAAGTCGCCAACACCCACGGCGTCTGGGGCAGAACGTGAGATTGGGCCGGCGGGCCTAACAGCACCTTCCGGCGGTGTCTCGCCGTTGAGCAGATCATCGGTGTAGGACGCGGGCAGGTTGTCGGCCGGGGCCGGCTCGCCAGCGTTGCCAGCAGCCGCCGACGCAATGCCCTGCATGGTGGTGAGGTTCATCTGCATGTACCGCTGATCGCCTTCTGGGCCAATCGGGTTCATGTTCAGCACTTCGCGGCATTCGTTCACCGAATAGATGCCGGTGGCCAGCATGGTTTGCAACCACGCCCCTTGTGCGGCCAGATCGCCACGCAACAGCCCGCGCGTGTCAAACTCCGCAAAATACACGTCATCCTGCACAACAAGATCGCGCGTGATCGCCGATTCCCAACGGCGAAACCACGGCATCAGCGTCTGCTGCACCAGATCGATGGCCGCCTGCTCTTGGCTGGCGTAGCCGACTTTCGTCTTGTCTTGAACGTACGACGGATCAACGCGGTAGGCCCGGCATATCTCAATCACTTGGTATTGCCGGGTTTCAAGGAATTGGCTGGCCTCGTTGCTGCTTTGCACGTCCTTCCAATGGACTCCCGCCGGCAGGATTGCCGTGCGGTGGGCTCGGTCGGCGCCGCGGTGCAGCCGCTCAAACTGTTCACGCAGCCGCTCGGCGTTCTCAACGGAAATCGGGTTGTCTGATTCCATCAGGCCCGACAGCCGGCAACTGTTGCCAAAGTAGGCGCCGCCGTGAGCCTCAAGGGCTTGGGCCAGTCCGATGGCATCCTTGCTCAGCGTCACGGGCAGCATTCCCATGACGCCATCAGACGACAGCCAGCGCAAGTGAAAAATCTGATCCTGCGTGTACCGTGTCTCGGCTCCATTCTCTTCGCGGTAGTAGTAGCACAGCGTGCCGTCTTCCAGCTGGTGCACCTTCATTCGGCTAGGGTGCAACGGCCACAGCGAATCGACGGCGCCGGCCGGGCCGCTGCGGATCTCGGCAAACGCATTGCCATAGGTCAACGCGTGAGCGGTAAGCATCTCCCGAAACTCAAACGAAGTCTGCCAACCGTTAGGCTGCTGATTCAGCAATCGGTACAGCGGCAGATCGCGAGCGCGCTCTTTGCCGCCTTGCTGCAGCCGGCGGTAAACGTGCAACGGAATTGCCGCCACGTTTTCTGCAATCAGCCGCACGCAAGCCAGCACGGCACTGCATTTAAGCGCCGTTTCAGGCGTGATTCGCATGCCAGACGGGCCACGGCTTGGCGCGTCGTTCCAGCCGTCCGAATAGTTGCCGCTGCCACGCAGATCAATGATCTTGAAAGATTGTTCCGGCGTTTCGGCGTGCGAAATCATAGCGTCAGGATGTCCCACGTTTGTGCTGGTGCCGGTGCCGTCGCGGTGTCGTGAATTCCGATTGCCATGACCAGCGACACAATGCCGTCAATGCGTTCGGTGCTTTTTGCCTTGCTCGGCTTGATGTTGCCTGCGTAGTCGCTCTGTATCGCCACGTTTCCAGCCTGCCACGTCAGCACAGGGTGGCCGCCGTGCAGGAGCTTGCCGGCCACGCACAGCGCCTCAGTGCGTTTTGCAGGCGCCGACATTGAGCCGTAGCCCTGCCCGAATCCTATGACGTTTCGGCCGTCTCCTTGCAGTTGCGTGGCCAGCTGCGTGGCGTTCCAGCGATCAATTGCCACGCCACGCAATTGGTATTGAGTGGCTAGTGCATTGATGTCTGACCGCACGCGGTCGTAGTCCGTCACGTTGCCATCGGTCACGTGCAGGCGCCCCTGCTTGTGCCACATGTCGTACGGCACTTTGTCGCGGCGCACGCGGGCCTGCATGTTTTCGGATGGAATCCAGAAATGAGGTTCCACCCAGTACGTGCCATCCTCAAGCGGGAACAGCAGCACCAGGGCCGTCGTGTCGTACGTTGTGGCCAAGTCCAGCCCAGCCCAGCACTCGCGGCCCGCAAGCGACACAGGGCAGGGGACGTTTCCTTGCGCCCAGTGATCCATTCGCAGCCACCGTCTGTCTTGCTCCGTCCACTGGTTCAAGTACAGCTGCCGGAAAGTGTTCTCATACGTTGGCATCTCAACCGCTCGAGCACATTCGCTTCGCAGGAAGTCCATGCGCACCGAGACGCCTAGGTTGGGGTTGGCACGTTCCCACGTTTTTTCGTCCTTCCAATCGGCCTCAATCGGTGCGGCATAGATGGCTGGCAAGAACGATTCGTCTTTCACTGATCCAACGGCCACAGCCTCAGCGTATTTCCAGATTTCCCAGCAGACGCTTTTTCGATCAAAGCCTGCCGTGGTGAGCGCCACCGTCAGCGGCTGCCGCCGAGCGCCCTGGCTGCTCAGCATCACTTCCCACATCTCGCGGTTTGAGACGTGGAGCTCATCGAAAATCACACCATGTGCCGAGAGCCCATGTTGAATACCGGCCTCCGCACTCAACGCCTTGTACGTTCCGTGCGTTGCCTCTCGCACGATGGCGTTGCGGTACACCTTGAGATGCCGACGCAGCACCGGCGACTGTTCGACGTAGACACGGGCCATGTCAAAGACGAGCCGGGCCTGATCGCGTGAGGCTGCGCAGGAATAGACTTCACAGCCGGGCTCGTTCTCCATCAGCAGCTTAAGGGCGATGCCCGCACAAAGGCTGCTCTTCCCATTTTTGCGCGGAATCGCCAGCAGGCTGGTGCGGACTTTTCGCACGTCGCCCTCTGTGGCGAAGAGCTTTCGCACGTAGTCCTGCTGCCACGGTTCAAGCGTGAACGGCTTGCCGCCGAGCTCGCCCTTGGCGTGCGTCAGGTGCTTGTGGAAGAAACGCACCGCCAGACACGAGGAGCACTTTTCGCACGGGTGCTCAAGCGAACATTCGGTCGTCTTCTTCGTCTTCTTGCTTCGGCTCTTCGACATGCAGGCCGGTTCTAGCGCTTGGGTTCAGCCCAAAGTCCTGCTCCAGCTGCCTCAACTGCACGGCGAGCTTGTGGGCAATGCTGACCTCTGGACGCTGGGCGATGTATTTCACGTCGCCCTTGTCGTTCAGGATCGGGTACGTGTCGCCTTCCTTCTTGAGTTTCGCACGGGTGGCAAGCCACCACTCGTAGGTGTCGCAATAACGGGCCAACGCCTCGATGTCGGCCCGAGTCATCACCTTGACGGCCTGAAGCAGCGGCAGCACCTCGGCCCACTTGGCTGCGGCCTCCTCGCCCAGGTGGGGCGGCATCACAACGCCATCTGCGGACGGCTGCGGCTCGCTCTTGTTGATTGGCCGATTGCCTGGGTTGCCTCGCAAGATCTTGAGTTTCGTTGGCTGCGGACGCGGACCCCTTTTCCCCATGCTTCCTCCTCAAGGCACAGTCGTAGTTGGCCTTCCGACTTGTCTCGCTTCTTGCAGTTGCATCGACGGCAAAGGCACTGCGAGTTCTCAAATACGTTTCCAAGGCTCCCGGCAACCGATAGCGGAATAATGTGATCGTGCTCGGCGTTGAGCCAGCTCGGCGTCTTCGTGGACGGTTCGAGCACATACTCTTTATTGCACACAACGTGGCACTTCTGGCATCTCCAGCCGTCACGTTCTAGCACAGCCTCTCTAGTGCATGCAGGGTCAAACGTCACGCCAAACACCTTGCAGCGCTTGCGAAGCGATGTGGCCAGGGCGCTGTCTGCCGCCGCGCGGCTCACGGCTGGGCTTCGTTTTATCCTAGGACGGTGTTCGCCCCAGCGGTGGTTTCTGTAGCACTCCGGGCAGCAGTACTTTCCCTTGTTCTGCCACGGATTCTTTGTGGCGTGCTTCATGCGGAACTCACGCCCGCATTTGGGGTTTTTGCATACCAGCGGAGGTGGATAAGAGCACTCCTTGCAGCAGTGCCGATGGCCCTTAGCTGCCCTGCTAGGCGTCGTTTCAAAAGTCTTACCGCACTGCTTATTCTCGCAAGCAAGACGCACTCGTTTCCTTTGGGCCAGGTGCATGCAGTCTGTCGAGCAGTATGGCTGCAATTTTCGGTGGCACGCAAACGTTATCCCGCACCGCTGACATAAATGGCGGTATTGCTTCTGTGTGACCGAGACTCTTCTGGAATGCTTCTTGTGTTCTGCGTGGCAAGTGACGCATCTCTTGGCAAGCCGCCCTCGCTTTCCATGACAGTCAATCCGCAATCCGCAATCGCTGCAATGCGAGTGGCGCGCCCCCTTATTGCGGCTCGCAATCCTTTCTGGATTAGCGGCAGCCCATGCTTTCGCTTGGCGGCACGCCTTCTTTTTCTTGCACGGCTCGCACCGCTTTGGTGGTCGGCCGTTCTTGTGCTGCCGAGAAATCGGCGCGAGGCAGTCGCAACACTGAAGTGACATGCCCGCAATGTGCGGGCCTTGTCAAATGTTCAGCACCTACCCCCCCGCCGTTAGTTGCGAGTGAGTGTTTATTGGGAAACCACGGGGTTTTATACGCGGCTTACCCCATACTTCCGACCCCGCCCCCGGTCGCCGCGCTCCCGTAGCGTCTTGCGTGCGTGGCACGCGATACAGAGGCATTGCCCGTTTTGAACGTCGTACCGGTCGCCGCCCTGACTGATGGGCGTTACGTGGTCAGCCTGGGCCTCCTTTGGGCCATCACAAACGCGGCCGCATTCCCTGCACGTCCACGCGTCACGATTCAGCACGGCCTGACGCCACGCTCGATGCGCCTTGTCGCAATACCCACGGGCTGCCGCGTTCGGTCGCGTCGAATCGTCACGCCTCAACGTTCGCAGACGCAGCGGCCTGTGGGAGGGTATACGGTTTGGCACTACGACTTCATCACCACAGAGGCAGTCGCCGTAGCAGCCGCACTGGCAGCCACCAGCTTCACGTAGGGCAACGCGTATGCGGCATCGGGCAGAGCGTACACGGTGCCGTTGGTGGTGCTGGGCGCCAACGTGATTGCAGCCGCCGTGCCATCGCTGCCGTACAGCTGTGCAAACGCGCCGGTGTCGGTGGTGTTGCCCCACACCTGCAGAGTGGCAGCGTTGGTGCTGATGGTGCCGATTTGCACAACGGCGCCCGCCATGTCTTCCATCCGCAGCGTGGTGCTGGTGCCTGTGGCTGTGCCGATCGCAACCGTCACCGTGCGGAAATTGCGCTTGATCTTTACTTGGCTCATTGAATCCTCTTGTGGCTCGGGTCAGGCCCGAATCGTGGCCTGCATGTAAGTTAGCGGTCTGTCGTGATTGTCTTGCAGTTAGCGTTGCCTGCGCGGCGGCCGTGGAGGCGGCAATGCCGGCACGTCATCGCTGGGCGTCAGCCATGAGTACCACGCCGCGAAATTCTCAAGCGGCCCGCCGGGCACGGCTTCGGCAAGTGCGTCATCGCACACTAGCCACCCGCCCTGCGTGCCGCGCACCACGTTGACACGGACGCTGCCTGTGTTGAACGCCGCGAGCGATGCGCGCTGCTCGTCAGTGACTGCAAGCCAACCCATTAGACGTTCCTCCCGAGAGCCGTCTGGAATGCAATCATCGCGTTGTAAAAGGCTGTCCTGCCGCCAGAAAATGAAAGATTGCCAACCGTGCCCACCGAGTACGCGGCCACAGCGCCGTCCGCGTAAAACGGGTTTGGCACGACGCCATTGCCGTAGTCAAACGAGGACCAACATCCACCAAAGAGCAATGGCGTGCCGTCCGTTGTCAAAAATAAGATTCCGCCAGCGTTTCGCACCGTGACGGACAGCGCAGACCCTTGCCGCGTCATTATGCCGTTGCCCGCAGACGAAAATAGCGCTAGCGTAAATCCGTATCCGACGGTCGCCGCATACATGTCATGGTCGCCTTGACTAGACGATCCCGATTGAAAATACGCGGCCGTGTCGCCAATCGTTGCATTGGTGCCGCACTCAAGCGCGCACGCATTGCTGTTATAAAATCCGTAGTAATCAGAGCCGCCAAACTGCGGCCCGGTAACGCTGGTTCGGTTGTAAACCGATGCGTGCACGTTTCCGTAGTCGGCGCCAAACGTCCCCAGCGTGCCGATGGTCAGCGTTGTATCCAAATACTTGCTGGCGCCGTCGCCGGTCAGGCCAGTGCTTTGCGTGTAATCGCCGCTTGCGTATGGGCCGACGTTTGTATCTATGGCCGCGCCGTATTGCGTGCCGGTGGCCGAGGCTCCGCGGTAGAGCGGCGTGCGGGCCGCCGCCAGATTGCCGCCGCACACCAGATTCAGCCGCAGGAATGACGAGCGGATGCCTGCCGCGTCGATGGCCGTACAAAAATCACTCACCGCTTGGATTGTTGCAGTGCTTACAGTCCCACCATTTGCCAGCGCAGCCGTACGCCACGCCAACGCCTCTGGGTGGTAAACCACCGACCGCTTTGGCCGCAGTAGCTTTGGGTTCATCGCCATGCGTCAGTTCCTCTGCGAAATGGCCGTTTTGATTTCGTGCTGGCCTTGTGCCAATTCTTGCAGCGTCTTCGCCTGCTGTGTCTGCACGGCACCA